CCGGGCGGGGAGGTGAAGAGCGTCACGTGGTAGCCCTGGGCTTTGAGCCCCGCCGCCACGCTCGAGCACTGCAGCAGATCCCCGAATGCCCCATAGCGCACGATGGCCGCGCGCTTACGCGGTTTCTGCTGCTGCCAGCTGAAATGACAACCGCCGCCCTTCTTCTGGAAGACGAAAAAGAGCGAGTACTCGATGCCTTCGCGCCGCTGCTGAAAATCCACCAGATCCCAGCCGTGGCCGGTGCCCTTCATCAGGTGCACAACCTTCTCATAGCTCACGTTCCACACGTGATCCGGATTCGCCCCTTCCTCGCCCACCTTCGGGTACTCATCCTCATCGGGGACGTAGAGCACCAGATAGCCGTCCTTCTTCAGGACCCGCATCCATTCTTTCAGCGCGTCCTGGGCGGTGTGCTTTTCGACGATGCGCCGCTCGGCAAGCGCGCGCTCGATGGGGTCTGTGAAGCGGCGCGGGTCTTCCGTTTGCAGCGGAATATGTTCGAGGAGGTGGCTGGAGAAGACGAAATCCATGCTGCCGGAGGCAAACATAGGGAGGGAGGCGGCCGAGTCGACCCAGACGTCGGCGTTGATGGGGTGATTGAACAGCACCCGGTCCTTGCCGGAATCGACCCCGATGAAGTGCGGGTAGGTCTTTTGCTGGCCGCAGCCTAGGTCAAGGCCCCGGCCGCGCGTCCATTTGACGATTTCCCACTTGATCTTGCCCGATTCGTTGCCCAGGGGGCCGTCTGCTGTCCAAACCATGAGAGGTGCTCCGCGGTGTGAAGGATGCCGCTTTGTAGCATTAGCGCACCGCGGAGGGAATCACCTCATGCGGCTTGCACGACTCGCGGCTTCACGATACCGACCAGGCGGGGGTTGAAGGGCTTCGGGGAACCCTTCGGCTCATCGCTCAGATAGCGCTTGTCGCGGCCAAACTGGTGCCCGTCCTGCACGTAGGCTGCCGCATGATCGCCGGTCACGACGCCATAGGGACGTTCCTCATCGAAGATCGGGTCCCCGTCCTCGTTGCGGGCGCCCTGGTTCGGCTCTGCCGCCTTCGGCCTCGCGCGCAAGGTGGCAAGCTCCGCATCGATGGCCGACAGGCGTGCCATCAGCAGCGCGTTCTGGGCCTTCAGGTCCTCATTCTCGGCAGCGATCTCGGTGGCATCGCTCGATAAATCGAGCGTGGCGCTCTGAGGCGCGTTCTGCGCGGTCGGCTTCGGGGATTGGGCCATGATGCTCTCCTAGCTGTCGGTCTTGGTTGCGGGGCGCTTGTAGGCCACCGGGCGGTTCATCTGCGCGGTCTCGGTCTGCCGGTGCTGCTTCAGTTTGCCCGGGGGAGGGGCAAAAGGCACGGCCTTGTACTTCGACTTCGCCTTGTCACGATTGTGCATAGCGTCAATCCCAGAGGCTGTTGAACTGGCCGGCCGTGCCGGTGGTGACGTACACGAGATTCCCAAGGAAGCGCACCCCCACCCCTTGGGGGGAGGCGAAGATCTGCTGGCCGATCGCGGTGGCGGTGGTCAGGCCCACCAGCTGATTGGTCACGGTGCCCACCACGTCGTACACCGCAATGGCAAACCCGGTGCCCGTAGAGATCGCCTGCAGGCCGTAGAAAATGCCCCCGGCGCTTGATCGGCCCGTCGCTTGGGTGCCGGTACCCGCGGTGCTCAAGACCGAGTAGCTTGCCATCACCCCGCAGCCCGCAGCGCCCGTCACGCTATCGAGCGGGATCTGGCCCACCGGGGCCTGCAGGTTCGAAATCGGGTAGGGGGGGCCTGCCATCAGAGTCGGTCAAGCATGTTGTTGCGCTCGACGAAGCCTTCCACCCCGTCGACCTCGACGGTGTCGTAGAAAGCGTCATTGTGCTCGCGCGTGTACATATCGTCCGTGGGACGCAGCGCCTTGCGGTCAAAGCCCCGGATGAGGCTGCGCGCGTTCAGATCCTGCGTGCGATCGCCAGGGGCGAGCGCGGTGGGGAAGTTGCCCGCGACATTGACGCCCATGCGCCGGATATCTGCGATCTCCTGGTCCTCGATGTCCATGCCGGGAGGCAGGCAGTTGAACATCACCGCATTGTTCATAAAGCGGCTGTTCGAATCCCCGCAAGGCAGCCCCTCGCGCCCGGGCTGGTTCTTCTTCGCCCGCGCCTCGGCGTCGGTGATCCATCCGCCGTGATCGTGGTTCTCTCCCGTCGCATCGTCATTGGACTGCTGCGGGTAGTTGACCTGAAACTTCTCCTGCACGATCTTCGACACAGGAGAGGTCTCAGTTGCCGCGCGGGTTCATCGGATCCACGCCGCGGCCGCCGACGTAGTTCGTTTCCGCTTGCCGCCCCATGTCTTTCTTGCGCGGCATCTGGGCGCCTCTCGGGCGCGCCACCCAGCCGTCGCCGGGGTAGCCTAAGCCCCCCTCATACGCGACCATCTCTTCCTTGCGAATGTCGCAGTTCTCCTGATCCTCGATGTCCATGCCGGGGGGGAGCGAGTTGTAGAAAGCGTTCGGCCCGTACTCCAGGTTCTTCTTCGCAAGGTAGCCTGAGTCGCGGATGCCGACCATCTCGTTGCCCATCAGCTCGGCGCTGTCGGGAAGCACCTCGAGGTCGGCGAGCGGCTGGTTCTTCATCTCGTGGCGCTTCGCGCCGCGCGCGTTGGCCGAGCGGATGATGTCCTTCTTGTCGGGCGCCATGCCGCCGTAGATCTCCGTGGCCATCTGGTCGGAAATCACCTGCGGGCTTTCCCACTGCTTGCCGGACTGCGTCATCTTGGGCATTGAAGTCTCCTAAACGGTCAAAGGCGCCTGAGAGGCGATCTGGTAGTCGATGGTTACGGCACAGGTTGCGGTCGTATCGGTGCCATTCTGCGCCCAGATCACGGCGCCGGCCACCACCGGCAGGCCCCCCTGTCCCTGGGTGCCCGTGGTCGTGTTCAGCGCGTACTGGTTGGCGACGTTGATCGAGCTCGTCGCCGTGCCTCCCATCGTGAAGGGGCCGATCGTGGTGGTCGAGAGCGCCGGGGCAGAGGTGGTGCTGGTGTTCTGCACCACGATCACGTTGACCTGCATGTTGGAGGCGGTGCCGCCGTAGGTGCTCGTGGAGAGCACCAGCTGCGCGCCCGTCACGGAGAACAGCAGGAGAGCGGCGTGCGCGACGAACTTCGCGCTCGTGCCCGAGGCTCCCGCGGCCGTGGCACCGAGCACCGCGGCCTGGCGGGTCACAAACGAGGGATCTTGGGCGACCCTTTGCAGTAGTGCCATGATGATCTCCTAGGCCGTGACCACGCCGACCACCGGGGCGATCGAGACGTGCAGCGTCGCGATGAAGGTCGCGGTCGTATCCGTGCCGTTCTGCACGTAGACGACGTCGCCGATCCCCAAGGGGAGCCCGCCGATGCCGATGCCGCCACCGCCCGGATACCCGCCGCCGCTCGTCTGACCCGACGTTGCGGTGCCGCTCACGAACGTGTTTGTGCCCCAAGCCATCGAGGTGTTCGTGCCGCCGAGCGTGTTGACCGCGTAGGGCCCCGCGGCGCCTCCCGCGATGCAGGGGCTGTAGCCGAGGATATTCGGCTGCGCGGTCGTGTTCAGCGCCGTACCCGCAATCACCGCGAAGTTCGCCACGGTCTGGGTGTTGAGCGCGACCGCGGTGCCCGTGGTGTTCGTGTTCGTGATGTACACCAGAGAGGCCGCGTACGCCGGGTTCAGCTGCGTGCCGTTCACCGTGTAGGTCGAGGTACCCGCAACCACGGTGTTGAACGAGACGCCCCACAGGATCATATTCGTCCAGGCCACGAACTTCGCAAGGCCGCCGGTACCGGAGGGCAGGCCATTGGCGCCGGCGGCCGTGGTTCCCTGCTGCACGCCGATGCGCGTCAGCGCGTTCGGCTGATCGTAAGAGACCGAGCGGATCGTGTTCTGCTGAGACATTGACTTCTCCTGCGGCCCCTCGCGTCAAATGGCCCCTTCTTCAGCAGCTGGGGAGAAGGCCCCCAGCTCCGGGGATATGTGCGCCACCGCACGATGTTGATCAAATCCGCCGCCTACTCTCAACATTCTCCTGGAGGGAGAATCCTGGGGGTGTGCGGCCGGGTAGGCCACCGAGTCCGCCGCCCCCAGGCTTTTTTCAGATCCTTTACGCCGCCGAGTCCCACTTGACGATGCGGGTGTTGATCGCCACCGTGTGCACGATCCCGTAGCCGCCCAGGTAGTACCAGGCGATGCCTTTGGATCGGCCGAAGTCGGTCGGGATCTTGCCGCGCATCTCCTCGGGCACCGCGATGCCCTCGGCGACCGTGTCGTTGCCGAAGAAAAAGATCCAGTCGCTCTGCCCGTTGGTCCATTGCACCATGTCGCCGCCCGAGGCGGTGGCGATCCCGGTGCTGCCGATGCCCTTGGCGATGTTGGTCTGCTCGATGTAGCGCACATTCTCGTAGCGGCCGATCTCACCGTTCATGATGAGGTTGAAGCCCGTGTCAGAGTACTGGTGAATGCCTTCCAGGGTGTTTTTGAAGGTGCGCAGCGTGGTGGGCCACGCGAGGCTGTAGTAATCGTCCGCGATGTAGGCGGGGATATTCCGTTCCTTCATCGCGTCGACCACCGCCTTGGCATGGGCGTTGGAGTAGGCGATCGAGTTCGTGCCGGTCACCGTGCCGTTCGTGTAGAGGGTGACGGCCGAGGCGCTCGTGCCGCCGACCGGGATCACGCGGATCAGCGTCTGGTTGAACTGCCCCCAGACCATGCGATCGAGCGTCTTGACGGTATCGTTCTTGAGACCTTTCTTGATGATGTCCTCGACGGGGAACTTCGACAGATTGTCGAGCTTGCCGCTGTAGGGAATCGAGTTTCCGGCCTCGGTGATCGTCAGGGTGCCCTGCACAATGGTCAGGTTCGTTTCGGGCATGGTGTTGGTTTCCACCAGCACGGAGCCGACCTGGGCGACGTCTGAGACGACGTCCCAGGTGAAGGTATCGCCCTTCTTTTTGCCCTGCTGGCTGATGTCATGAACATCGGCAAACTGGCGAAATTTCACGAGCGGCTGCACGTTCATGCGCAGCACGTTGGAGAGCTGGCGGGCGTAGAAATAGCCGCCGAGCGTGTTGACTGACCAGACTTGACCTGCCATATGTGACTCCCTCTGCGGGGTCTCACTGGCAAGTGTTCCCCCGATCTATCCTGGTACGCGGCCGTGCCGCACTGCGCGCTGCTGGCCTCTGGACTTGGCCATCCGGTCAGCGATCGCGCTGGGCGACTCCTCTTGCTCGTCGTCCTCTTCGGTCCGGCTCGTGCGAGCGGCAGGCCTGGGGGGCGTGACGAGGGTGCGCTTTCTCAGATCCTTCGAGGGGGGTGGCTCGCG